CTTGACATTTTCTGTTTGAGTAATGGATGATGTAACACCAACCACTGCGCCTCGATAAGGAGATACGAAACCAACGCAATCCCTACGCAATTCACAAAGGTCTGTGATCATTGTTACCAAAGTGTCTTGGCCTGCTTCTGTATCTGCAACACCATTACTTGGCCCACCCAAAATCAAATTAACATCAACATTTTCTGTGTCACCAAACTTATCATATGCAAGTTCAAGCTCACCAGCAGTAACAGAATAATCATCCGTTCCACCTGTTAGAGTATCAATATTAACGCCACTTACTAATGTGTAGTCAGTACCTGTGGCAACATCTGTACCCCAGTTAGTGCCGCCAGAAATATGATCTGTCCAGTAAATGAAGCTTGAACCACGGAAAATAACATCTGGGTAGTAATTACCACCACCCTGAGTCGTCTTTGCAGCTGAGTTCTTAGATAGACCCGACCACACTTCAATAACTGAAGATGTACGTTGTCCTTTAACATCAACATCATAACCTGTGATGTCACCTGTTTTATCATAAACTGTAACATGCAACTCATCTTCTTCGCCACGAGCATTTGCAATTGCCCAATCTGATGTGCCGGGAGCTGCATCAAATAAATCACTGAAGCGCCAACGACGACGAATATATGAATTATCAGGAATGATTGTCTGAAGTCCGGCCCCGCCGGGATCATCAAGAACTCGAATAGTTAAATCTTCACCCGAAACTGATGTGACTTCATATTCTATGTTACCAGTTTCTATTGCGGTATTTGCAATAAGTGCAAGAGGAATATTATCTGCAACCGTAATTGCTTTATCAAGGATAAGAGCAGTCGGCGAAGTAACTGTGGCAATCTTAACCACTTCATCACCATCAGAAATACCTGCACCAACAACACGTTGGCCAACTGCGGCCGTACCAGAATTACCATCAACCGTAAGATTTTTGGTTGCAACCGTAATTGCACCATTACTAATAGCAGTAATAGTATTGTTTGTGTAGAACTTGATAATATCTCCAACTGCAATTGTCGCATCAGTTGCATCTTGATTATCTACTGTAATAGTCAGATCACCAATTGCACCAGCACCATCAACTAAGTTGAGTGTGCCTAGTTGTTGACTAAATGCTCGTGCGCTAGGGCAAATATCAACACCAAGTGAATTACCCAAAGTACCAGCGGTACGAGCAGTCCATTCACCGTGAGAACCTTGACCTGTTGAAAAACTAGCTTCATAATGGTCATCGTCACGAATGAGGATACCACTGTTTGCACCAGCGTTTAGAATGCCTGATTCTGCACGAACCACCCGTAGTGCATCACCATACTGCAAGAAGTTTGCAGCAGTGAACCACCACTCAAAATTTGAACTGTTTGGCTTACCGAATGTTTGTAGAAGCTGCTCTTCAGAACTAATGGCAGTAATTGAACTTACTGGGCCTTTTGCGAAAGGGCCGGCAATTGCGCCAATAGACGTAGATACAGCAGGAACAACATTTGTAAGATCGATTTCCCTAACGTGAACGCCGGGTGAAACTAAAAATCCCATATCTTTACTCCTAACTTAAAGAGAATTGTTTGTTATACAGATATTTATAAAAAATCTCTTTTTCATAACTCGTTTTTATAAGTGTTATATCATATAAATAGAATTATGAATGATCATTATAAAAAATATAAAGACACCATCAAGAAGGTTTCACGAAGAAATTATCAGAAGCGGGTATACCTTCTAAATGAATTTCTCACAGAAAAATCATGTATTCACTGTGGTGAGGCAGAGCATGTTTGCCTCAAATTTTGGCCCCATGATGCAGAAATACGCAAAGTATCCAAGAGAGTTGGAACAAGCGATGCTAGTCGCAAGGAGGTATTCCACCTAATTGGCCAATCTGTTATTTTATGTTCCAACTGTTACATCAAAAAACATAATGATCTAATTGAATTTATTTAGGATATTACCAACTGCCAGAACTGTCTCTTACAATAGGAGCCCAACGAGTTCCGTATTCGTCTACCATTTCTCCGATATTCTCATCCTCAAGCCCATTTACTATGAAACCAAAGGGTGCCATATCCTGTTCCAAAGCATCTTGTTGCTCAGACATCATCGTTTTACGGATATCATTATTAGTTAATTCTTTGAAATACTGTTGGTCTGTGACCCATGCAAAAATGAAGAGACATGCAACAAGGTCATCATTACACCCATCATCAGCCTCAAAGGATGAGCCTTTAACAATAAAGGTTGACAGCTCATTAATACATTCGTAATCCTCAATAATAAGTTTATTATCTTCAACCAACTGTTTGAGATTTGAACAACCAATCTTCTTTGTTGCCTTTGTAGTTCTTACCCCCAATTGAGCTCTACCACCGCTGAACCCCCCTCCAAGGACTTGTCCCGCTCGCCCACGCATACTAGCCATAATAAGGTTGTCATACTCCAAGTCAAACTGCATAGCGTTAGCAACCTGTTCTCCAATGTCATTAACCTCAATCAATACAAATGCTTGATTGTATGCTCGTGCAGTATCATAGATTTTAGAGGGGAATATAAGAGGTTTGATCTCATTATCACGGTATTTTGCAACAACTCTATATGGTATTTCACTCACATCCACAACAACAAATGCTGAGTAATCATTTGATGTTCCCCGTGAAACATCAGCAGTGAGAAGGTATGTGTGATCGGGTTGTGGCAGGACATGAACATCAAGCCCCCCACTAGACTGTTTTGGTGAGCGATATGTTAACTGTTTAAGCTTATGGGGTGCAATCAGTGTATCAATAGAGCCAAGAAACTCACAATTAAATTCGGTGTTAAACTGAGCCTGAGAAGTGTTTCTGATTGTTTCTTCTTTCCACTTTTCGTCCCGGCCGGGAACTTCACTCCAATGAACTTCAATTGGTATATAATTGTTACGACCTTCTTCTGCATCCACCCATAGTTTATAGAACATATTCATACCGTGAGGAGTAGAAACGATCATAACTTTAGTTGTTTTACCAGAACTTATCGTAGGGTATACTGAACTAAAAAATTGTTCTGCTACATTAGCTGGGACGTAGGCAAACTCATCCAAGAAGATAATGTTATAAGACCCACCACGAACAGCACTTGCAGAAGTAGAAGATGCCAAAATTTTCGAACCATTTTCTAACTCCAAGGAACCTTTGTTCCAACTCATTACCCCTTGTTGTAACCATTTGGGGAGATGTTCATAAGCAAGTTGTAATCGTGATAGCAAGTCTCTTGCAGTTGCAGCCTTATTTGCAAGGATTGCGATATTGACATTGGGATTGAACAATGCGTAATGTAAAAGATACGATACCATAACTGTAGACTTACCCGACTGTCTGGGTAGTTTGCAAATGGTAAATCGATTACTGTGAAACGTACCAACCATTTCTTTCTGAAAGTCATACATCTTAAATGGTATAAGGCCTTCATCAAGAGAAATTATTTTGACATAGTTTTCTATGAAATATTGTGGATTCTCCATACATTTCTGATACTCAACAAGCTGTTTTTTTGTCCAATTCTGTTGGACGTTAGCTCGCTTCAGATTCGGATTACCTAAATATTGATTATCAGCCATTATTTAAGCAATTCTCGATTTGCTAAATGTTCTTCTGCAATATCATCTTTAGACTGTCCAAAATAACGAACCGCATTGTGTGTCTTAATAAGCTCTTCATTGACTGTTGATTTAATAATGAGGCCATCATATTCATATTCATAAAGAAATTCACCAAGGATACGCCCATACTTACCTACGCCGTCTTTCTTAGTGCGTAGAGTCTGTGTTGATCCAATTGGTAGATGGTTTAGAACAAACTCCTTCGCCATAAGACCGTAGACCTTTTCTTCTTTGTCTCTTGTCCTCGACTCTGGTGTATCTACACCATAGAATCGAACTCTCTGTTTCTTCATCCACACACCAAAACCCAAATCAATATCTACATCAGTTGTGTCACCATCTATTACTTTAATAATTTTGCATTTATATTCGTACATTATTTTTCCTTAATATTATTTAGGTTAATATTTCTTCATAAATTTCATCAGGAACTTTTTCATTCCTTTTCCAAAACTGACCATTTTCTAAAACTAGTTTTAAAGAATTTGGAGATTCATTTCTTTCATCTTTAATTTCTTTTGTATATTCTCCATCAACAGCACCTTCTAATACTTTAATCAATGATAATTCTTTAAGCTTATTTTTTCTATAATTCTCATCCTTAAAGTATTTATATATAAAATCTTTAGCAGGCTGTTTATATGTTTTCCATGTTCCTTGATGTTTTATATCATGATTATTAATTGACCATTTTTGAAAATCTTCAGTATTAAAAAAACTAAATGTCGATTGCCAATATGGGGTTTGAGCATATTTAAATAATATTCTACTATCCACGTCTTCCCATCCAAAGCAAAAATTTAACCACCAATATAAATCAAAAATTGTCTTAATTTCGAATGGAGCAAGCTCTACATTTTCAAATAAAACTTCAGCAATAATCATATTATCATAGCCAAAAGTAAAAATTGTTTCCCAATCTTTATTTATATAATCAAACCCGCTATTAACTCCTATAATTTTTTCACTCCTGCTCCCTTGAGTGGAACTGAAAGCAGATCCAAAAATTGCATCACCGCACTCACCTGTTATTTTTATTATATCATGATCTTCAAATAATTTTTTATCTATAACATCCCTATCATGTATAGGATTATTTTTATTTTTTACCAATCCCTTCCACATTTCAGGAAACTCTGCAATAGAACTTTTAGTATATCTAATATTCAATATATTCGTATTATTCTTTGTTTCTAATAAAGAAATTAGAGCAACACTGCTATCAATTCCGCCGCTCCAAAAAATAGTGATAGGTTTATTCATCTTCCAAAATTCTTTAGCTCGGGACATACAACATTCTTCAAAACTTTTATTCCAACTTCCAACGATTGGAATAGGAGAATATGCCATGTTTAATATATTAAAATTACCAGATCTATCCACCGGCCGTGGTTTTCTAAGAATTTTGCCAATTAAGCGAATAGGATTATGTATATTTTTTAATTGATTGTCTTCATCAAAAAAATTTTGGGAATAATGTTTAACTTTCATAATATTATTTTTCCTTTAGCATTTTCTGCAATTCAGCAGTACTCCCCACAAACAAAGCGTTAGTAACACTTTTTGGTGCTGTATTAGGAACCTCTTTAAGTTTTCTCATTTTTTCTTGCAGATCGCCTAGTTTTTCGGTAACTTCTGATACTTGTTTGATAAGATTTCCAGCAACCTCATATGCTCTTGGATGCTCTCCTTCTCTCGCAAGCTCAAGTATTCCTTCAATCGCAGTAGAACCTTGCTCAACCAATCGATAGAAATTATCCCTTTGATACTTATAATCATCATCTACGTCTTTACCATCCATCGTTTCTATCATTTTTAGTGGATAAGATGGAGTATCCAACATTTTATCTTTAGGGTTTATGGGCCCATCTGGTGGAATGATATTATCTATTACACCAAGTGCCTTATCAATACTGCTACTCATCGGTGCCTGTTACGGGATTAAAGCTCTTCGCATCCTCAAAAAACGATGTTACTTCATTGAAGCCAAAATCATCATCAGCATCAGCAGTGGTTGGGTCTGGTGTAACAGTAAGCCTCTGTTGGCGTGTAGGTGATTGATCAGGCATATCAGTATATGCATCAATCTGCACTGTCTTGATAACCTTACTGGATGTAACAGGGCCATATAGATAGAACTTGCAAGTGAAATCCAAAGTATAAATGATTGCTCGCCTTGTAGTGAAATCCCCCTGATAATCATCTTCATAATTAATACTGTTTAGAATAACAGGTATATCTTTTTTAACACCCATATCAGCATTAGCATTCATCGTGATTGTGTAATCTGGTTGAAAGTATGGTAAAATCTGTTCAACAATTTGTAGAGCATCATCTGATTGTTTTGCGAGAATGTAAAGTTGAAAATTAACATTGTAGGGAACAGGCATATATT